AGCCCCGTTGCCTCCACTGCCGAAAAGTGGACGGATTTCCACGAAACAAGGGCTTGGATGCAGGTAGAAAAATATTTTGCCTCCCAATTCACATCCTCAGATCAGAAGAATAAAGACATCACCCGCAATTGCTTCCTGTCTTGCGATCCCGAAATCTACATCAATAGAGATGCGCTCCCCTTTGTGGTCAAAAATCCGCCGGAAGTAAAGGCAGAGCCGAAAGCCCCCGCTAAAAAATCGGAAAAGGAATCCGCCGAAAGTAAAAAAGCAGGCGATCTGAAACATAATCTACTGCGGATTGAGCAGATCACCGAATACCTGACTAAAAATAACCTTTCCATAACTTTTGAATATGAACAGTGGAATGCGGTAGGGATTGCACTCTTTCGCACGTTTGAGCCTGAAGTCGCGGAATATTGGTATCGGCAATTATCCATGTTAGATGAGGGCAAATTCAAACCCAAGGAGTTTGCTGAAATTTGTAAATATCTTAAAAACTACGTCCAAAACCCACCCCCGAATGATAAAAAATACACCTTTGGGACGATTGTCCACTATGCCAAAGCGGTTGGTTTTACGCCCCCGAAACGCAACCCATTAGTCTTTTGGCATTACGAAGAGGACGATAATGGCAGGCGTAAAGCAGTGATTGAACGCCCCCGTTTTATCTATTTTCTGAACGAAATTGGCTTCCGAAAATGGTTCATTAGCCCCGATGAACCCGTTTTTGTTCGGATTGTCAACAACATTGTGGAGCAGGTCAGTAAAAAACAAATACAGGACATTGTGTCTGATTATATCCTGCAAGAGGTCAAGTCCGAAGCAGTGTACGGCACTTATTGCAAGATGCTCAAGGAGCTTTATTCCGACTATCTTTTGCAGGAAATCGAGAACAATGACCTATCAAGTATCAAAAAAGATGATCGTTTTAACGCCTATGTTTTTTACAAAAACGGATATGTACACATTCATTCTAAAACAGAAACCTTTGAATTTATCCCTAATGAAATACTCACGGAGACCACGACAGACAGGACGTTTAAGCCCTATGAATCCTTAGACGGTTTGGTTTGGAAATCAAGTATTTTGCCCCGTGATTATCAGGAAATTAGCCCTAAAGAAACCAAATTATATGATAAATCTAATGAATTTTCTTATTTTATTTACACCATTTCGGGCAACAGAGTCCGGGAGGGACAAACCGTTAATCAAGCCTCCGTTGCCCGCTTAAATGCTTTTGAAACCGCCATCGGTTACCTGATCCACCAATACAAAAATAAGGCGGTGGCTAAGGCGGTCGTACTCATGGATGAGCAGGATGCGGAGAATACTAATGAGGCAAACGGAGGTACCGGAAAGGGCTTGTTTATGCAGGGTATTCAACACATGACCAAGGTACTCAACCTCAAAGATTACGACTCTCGAGGGCAGTTTAATTTTCAAAAATACACCCACGATACCCGCGTTCTATTCTATTCCGACGTACCCAAACGGTTCGATTTTAACGGGTTATTTTCCTCCATCACCGAGAATTTAGAGGTCGAAAAGAAAAATAAACAATCGTTTGATATTCCTTTTGAGGCTTCTCCGAAATTCTGCATCGCCACCAATTTTGTCCTGACCGGTGAGGGCAAATCTTATGAACGACGTACTTTCCTCTTGGAATTTGCCCCCTACTATACGCCGGACTACACGCCCTTAGATGAGTTCGGACACCTGCTTTTCGATGACTGGAACGACCATCAGTGGGCTTTATTTGATAACTACATGCTTCATTGTTTGGAGAAATTCCTTTCAAACGGATTCATGCAATACAATAAGATCAATATGGAAAGCCGGAAAGCCCGTCAGGTTTGTGGTGCAGAATTTTTGGAATGGGCGGACACTAATCTAACGGTTGGATGTATGGATACTTTACATGGTTTTATCGTAAAGTATACCAATGCCGTTAATAAACATTTTTCCATGCGTAGCGAAACCATGAAATTACGGTTGACCTATTTCTGTAAGATGAATAAATGGAAACTGACCGAACAGCCTCGTAAAAGAGACCCCATGACCGGCAAAAAAGAACCTCGTGAATATAAGATAGAGGCTTTATGATTATTTTAGATTAATCTATTCATAAAAAATCCGCCTAAAGTGGATTTTTTTTTATGCTCAATTATGCCCCAGCATAAACATCTATTAACTTATGAATGCCCCGAGTTGCCCCAGCTTGCCCCAGCCCCCAAAAATGGGTAAATTATGTTATAGAATTTGTTAAAGTGCTTGATAATCAATGAACTAAAAAGGTTAAAATATGTTTGCCCCGAGTGCCCCAGCTAAAAAGTAATTGACAGGCTGTAGAAAAAAAAATAGTATAGGACTTAATCGTCTATCTTAAGCCTATATATCTCTGCTCTCTATATAGAAATAGTGCAAATTCGGCTGGGGCACTCGGGGCAAACATATTTTAACTAAAAAAACGCGCTGATAATGAGGCTGTTTAACGTTTGAATTAATAGAATTTACCCATTCTTAACGCGTGGGGCAAGCTGGGGCAACTCGGGGCATTCATAAGTTAACGCGTGGGGCAACTCGGGGCAACTCGGGGCAAGAGAAAAATCGTTTGACACCAAAGCCTGCCGGATTAGGGTTCTGTGTTTATTTGTCTCCACTTGTCCTAATCGTCTTAATTATGGAAAAAGAATATCCGACCAGAGCAAGTCAATTAGAAATGGAGCGCAGATTTTCCATTTTACGGAATAAAATTGCCGAAGGTATGCAATTCAATTCATTGGTTGAATTTAGTATATCTAATTTTGGTTTAGGTAAACCACAGGCAGGCAATTTAGTACGAAAGGTATTTAAGTTGTTGAGAAGTGAATATGAAAAAAACGCAACTTATGAAGCATCTATTATATTAGAAAAACTCAATGATTTATATAAGATCAGTCGTGAGAAAGGCGATGTGAAGGATTGTTTGGCAGTGTTGGATCGCCGGATCAAAATCTTGGGATTGGATCGCCAAGTGATAACCTTTACCCAACCGATTGCTACTCCGCCGAACGTTAACCTATTAGCCCCCGATGATAACCCTGCAACTGAATCGCCCGCAAGCTGATGCGATGCGCTCCCAAGCCCGGGAGACTTTTCTGGTCGGCGGTGTGGGGATGGGTAAGTCTTTTTTTCTCGGCGCATCCAGTTATCAGACCTTGGTCATTCCGCGCTCAGTATCGGGCTTGTTTGCGCCAACTGTTAAGATGTTAAAAAATTCAACCATCGTACAAGTGCAGGCGGTTTGGGAACGTATGGGTTTTATTAAAAATGTTCATTACGTAGTGAATCAAATACCGCCTCAAAGTTGGGGCGTGCCTGCCTATTCAAATGTAAATAACAACAAGATATTAACAACGTGCTGGGGCAGTTATATGGTATTGGATGGTTTGGAAAATTTTGATTCTCAGCGGGGGACGGAGTTCGACCGGATATTCATTGACGAATTTCAAGACGTTCAGCAGGAGGCACGCAACGTTTTGCTCGGACGGTTACGGGGAAATACTTTTAAGAAATTGGGCATGAAGCACCGGATCAACTATGCTTTCACCCCGCCCCGCACCGCCAAAGACATCTTGTTTCTTAGGTCAATTCATGAAAGTAACGATCCTGAAATCAAGTTCGTCTTTGGGACAAGTTATGCCAACAAAGGCAATTTGCCCAAGGATTACTTGGATTCACTAAAAAATATGTATGATGATCGGACGTACCGACGCGAGATATTAGGTGAACTGCTGGTGCCGACCGATACCTTGTTTGCTTATGCCTTTAATTCTACGAAACATGTTTCGAGTGGGCTGTATGTGCCGGGTTTGCCTTTGTATTTGTCCTTTGACTTTAATGTTAATCCGATGACTTGTATCGTCATTCAACACAAAGGCATGGCAGAATTCTATGTGGTGGATGAATTTGCAGTCGAGAATGCTGATGTGGCGGAATTGTGCCGGCGCATTCTATCAAAATACAATCGGCGGATCGTTGGGATCACGGGCGATGCCAGCGGACGCAACCGGTCGAGCCTATCCCTTAGCTTGGGTTCGCATTACGATCAGATCACACGAACGCTGGGTGTGTCGGATAGTCTGTTGGAAGTATCGCCCCGAAATCCTGAACACAGAAGTTCACAAATATTGGTCAATTCAGTTTTACAAAATCATAGAAATATTAAAATAGATTCACAGTGCAAAGGCTTGATTGAGGACTTGTCGAGTATTCAGATGAAAGGCAACAGTATTGACAAATCCGACCTCAAGCGCGGACACTTGTTAGACTGTTTTCGTTACGCGGTGAATGCTTGGCTATCAGACTTTATTAGTTATCAAAAACCATGGGTTGGTTAAAAAATATATTCAAACGTTTTCAAAGGCAACAGCAGATCGGGCAGTTGTCTAATTCTAAGAACCCGCACTTGTTGCCGGCTTACCGAAATCCAAACACGGGGGAGCAGTGGTACGTCATTGCCGAATCGTCCATCATACCTTATGAATCCAAACTAAAGATTGATGAGGCTATCAAATTGGCGGGTATGGGATTGTCGCCTGCCTTTCTTGATGAGATGGATGCTTACATGAATGAGGTGCGAAATGTTCGCAGTGGTGGTAAGATTGACTTTACGAAAGTGTTTGCCCTTTGGGATGAACTGATGTTGCGGAGAAAACTGTTGTTTGAACTCGATGCTATGCTTAACCTCTGTGCCTGTTTTGCCATCTTGGAAGATGAAAACCCATATGAGTTCAACGATGCCTTCTATGCCTTAAAAGTAAAGAAACTCCGTGAGGATCGGGAGGCACAAGATTTTTTTTTACGCATTGCAATCAGTATGTTACCGCATTTGAAGGATATCTCCGAACACGATTTCCTGACTTATTTACAGCAAAGCCAGTCGATGCTCAGCAAAGTAAGCCGAGCGTCGGTGGTGAAATTCTCGCCCAATATGCCGAAGCCGAGTACCTCGCCATGATGATCGCCGACGGCAACACCTTTAATAAGGAACGTTTGATAAAAGGTAGTGTAGACAATTTCTATGCGACCATGCAAGCCGTGATGCGAATGCAAAAAGAGCGGACAAAGCAGATGG